CTGCAACGATGGGTGTTGGCGACGATCTGTCGACGAACTGGATCTTCAACACCCGCAAAGGCCTTGCAGATGTGCGCGCTGAGACAGTAGGCAAACTGCCACTGGAGCGCTTAGCACACATGGAAGCCGTTCAGCCACACTCCCTACTTCGTGTCGAGGGCATCACCTGGTTTATGAACCTGCTGTTTTTGACCATGCCGATCTTTGAAGAAGCAGCGAAGGCTTTTCTTGGTTTCATGCATCCCAGTACGCACTACGGCATCATCGTGGGCTTGGCCGTCCCAGCTTTTCTGATGGCCCTTATTGAGTGCAGAAACATCGCAAACGTCAGACAGAGGCTGTTAGCATTTGCAATTCGACTTGTTGCGCACTACAGCCTGCCACTACTTGGCTTTCAGCAAGCGGTGTTCTACCACTTTTCGTGGAACATGTTGATGGCATTCATCGAGCCTAGTTGGGCGCTCAACGTCACTTGCGACATGACGCAAGACGTCCAGGAAACAACTGACGTCTGCTGCGGCGACTACAAGATGAAAGAAGTTGAGCTGCAGGACGACTATAAGGTGCGCTGGGGTGAGCCCGTCTGTGATGAACAGTTTGGTTCACGCATGCTGTGGGGGGTCTCTGGCTACAAGCCGACCGTCTTCCGCAGTTGCAGCCACAACGAGCGAACCTCGATGAATGGCAGGGTCGGCAAGAAGCTGCCTATGCACGAGAGCGATGCAACTATGCTTGCCGTGGAGCGGGAGTGGAACGACTTAATCAAGGAGGTAGTTCCACACATCGATGCCAACGTCAGGAAGGTGCACACGCCGATCTCTGTTCAGAAGTGGACAGCTTCCTTCCCTGCGGGCAGACGCGACATGCTCAGAAGACTTCAGGCTGACCAGGCCGAAGCAACGACCATGAACACCAGCTCATTCATCAAGAAAGAGCAGGCGCTGAAGGCCAATCACGACCTGCAGTTCAAGGACCCACGCTTCATTCAAGGCAGCCCACCAGAAGTCAGCCTCGAGGTCGGCCCCCATATGAGGCCGCTTGCTAAGCATGTCAGAGAGGGACTGAGGCCTAAGCACCACACTGCAGCCGAGATACGCAAGGGCAAGCAGTTCCTTTACACCTGTGGCCTGAACAACGAGCAGATCGGTGCAGAGTTCGCAGCCATGATCGCAGTCATCACCGAAATGTGTGACGCTGATGAGAAGGTTGTGTTCTTTGAGGACGATGAGAACCGGTTTGACCTGCACATGGGCAAAGGCCCCTTCAAGTTTCTCGACAGAGTCTACAGACTGAAACTGAGAAGAAGAATAGCCGCCCGGCTTCGCCACAAGCTGGCCAAAGGCCGCACGAACCTCGGCACCAAGTACAGTGTTCCATTCACGATGCAGTCGGGCAGGCCCGACACTAGCGTGGGTGACACTCTTGCTAATGGTGGCATGAAGTTCAAGATTCACG